CCTCCAAATCCTTTATTGTGTGCAAGCACATTATCTCCGACTAGTAGTGGCTCGGTTGTAGATAATTTTGGTGCTGTAATAATTGAAGAGGGTTCGGGAAGTATTGTATTAACTCCCATAGGTAGGTCACAAATTGCTAATTGTAATGTTACAATAGGCAGTGAAAAGGTTACTTTATCTAGTGGAAATACCAACTCATTGTATATTGGCCAAAGCGTAACGGGAGTAGGTTTTACAGGAATAACCGCTACAATCAAAAGCATACCATCAAGCACTACATTCCATTTAACGGAAAAGGCCAGTGCCACTGCCACTAATACAACATACACTTTGGGACTAGAACATCAAAATTTACAGAACACAAACGGTAATGCCATAAAATGTTTTGATGACTTAACACAGACAGGAATAAATATTAACAGCGTAAATTTAGACACACATTATCTATTCGCTATGATTCATTCTAATGATAGTTCTAAACATCATTTTGTTAGAGTTAAGGAAAAATTAAATGATGATATAATAGGAGACTCATTTGAGTTTGAACCAAAACTAGGAGATGAAGTTAGTAAAGGGGTCAAGTTCAAATTATATTCTACTCCTATTCCTACTGATAAAACTATAGTGGCTGTTGGTCTTGGAATAAAAAATAGTATAGGTCATAGTGCGGGTTTATCAAGACCACTGTTTTATTTCTTCGATGAAAATACAGATAAGAGAAATCAACTTGACCATAACAAAAAATATAATATTTTATATTCGGAGTTGGATTTCTTTTCAGCAGGGACAGACACATTAACAACAACTAGTTTCTTTACTACTATGCAGGACTTTGGTTTTGAGGTTATTGATTATAGTAGGTTCTCCTTAAGGACTAGGTTAGTAGATAGGCTGAGAGAACTAGATAGTCCTGTCGTTATGAATACAGTTAATGGCAATGAAGGTGGTATTCCTTTACCCGATTATACACCATTTGATAGAGATAGTTGCTTCTGTCATGCTAGAAGGGATGACGATGATGAAGTAACAAATTTAGCAACTCAAAACTATACTGGCCCTATTAGATATTTGTCTTATGGTCTTTCTAAAGATAAAGCAAATCTAAGTTACAATGTAATAGACCAACAATTGTATGAATCTATTGGTGCAAAGGGTAGTTTAGCAGAAGTAAAAATAGCAGACCCGTTTAGAATAATAACTACAAAAATGGGAGACAACGAGCCTCTTAGAATTAGACAACAACTGTTTACAGGTGACTTTAATGAATTTAAATCATTTGGAGCAACCATTTTTTCATTCGTCGGAGGTTCTGTGTATAACATAACAACAAGCCACGACTTAAACAATTATTTGAATGAGGGAGATGAAGTTAGAGTCGGTAATAGAATAATGGTAGTTTCGGGATTGGGTTCTTTCAGTAATGCCGCACAAACAATTTCATTTACAACTTATCATAGACTAGAAACAGAATCCGAATTTACCGTAGGAAGTTTGCCAACATTAGCAAATGGAAGTTTATTAGAAAGAAGGGCTTATAATAAAAAAGACAAAACTTTACTAACAGATTTTCCATTAATAAATAATAGACAAGCAGACTTATATGTAAAATTCTTATCAAAAGAGTTCTCATTTTTATATGCTGAAGTTACTTCGATTGATGCCGTTAAGAAATTAATTACTCTAAGTTTTTCAAATAAAGCATATTATGATTCTGATGGTAACACTAGCAATGAACATGAATATCATGCTCAAGGAAGTATGTTAGATTACATGAATGGTCAATATGCTATTCTAGTAGAGAAGATAGATGGAACTGTTGAAAGAATAGATAACTATAAAGAAAATGGATTAACACAAGTTAAGTTAGCAGGTAGAAGTAAAATAAGGCAGTTAATATCTCCTATAATAAATAGGAATACTTTATTTTCTCAAGATGTAATTTATTCAACTCAAAGTCCGTATAATAAATTATCTAGTGTTGGGGTAAACTTTACTTGTGAATTTGATAGTAAAACATTAACTGCTTCGGGCAGTATAACTTTAACAGCAGGAGATAAAGTTCATTTGAAGCATGCTTCGGGTATGATGGGATATATAGGAGAAATAGCAACAACAGCGACAGGGACTAGTTTTACACTAGTGGACAAAGCAAGAGCGCAAGGAACTACGCTTGCAGGGTTCAAGGAATCGAATAAAGGATTCATGTTAAATAAAGCATTAGCGACTAATACTCTAGTAGATTCTACTACCAGTCTAAGCGGTGCATCGGATAAAGGGCTGTTCTTTGATTCGGGAGTAAAGATAACTTCTTCCGGTGACGAAGGAGATATTTTAATCGGTAGTAGTGCAAGTGATAATGAAGGAGCAGTGGGGTATTTCTTAAGTGATATTGCTAACATGAAAAGCGATTCACACTTCCAAACTATACTAGAGGATGAGAATGGAAATAGCGAAACCTTTGATACTGTGAACACTCTTATTGATTTTGAGATAGTAGATACTAGGTCTGCCGGTGAGAATAAAGGAACTATTGTAACCATTGCTCCATATAGCCCACTAACATTGGGTAGGGTTGATATTAACCACGCTAACACTCAAGATACTGATTTTACTTTGGTTGGTAATCTAACACATAATATGAGTCGTGCTAGAAGATTTATAGAAGTTGATTCGGATTCTGCGTTGTCTTCTGTTAATAATATTAGAGGAGAAAGAAACTTACATCTAAAGCCTCTATTTGTAAATGGTAAATTTTTAGCAAATATATTACAAGTTGAAAAAGACATAAACATTACGCTGAATGCTACAACATTAGGTGTTGATGCGACATTAACAGTAGATACAAGTAAATTATCAGTAGGAATGGTAATAGATGATACAACTCATTCTAACATTCCTTCATCCACCACTATAACATCCGTAGGTAGCACTAGTATTGAAATGAGTAACAATGCTACAGGTGCTAGTGCAAGCCCTACTGAATTTTCATTGGCCAATAATCAATGTAGAATAATGTTAGACCGAGAAGTTGGAGTTCACACTTTCTCGAAGGCATCAATAGTTGCAGGTTCTCCTATAATAAAAAATGTAGATACTGAAAAGTTATTTGTTGGCATGCAAGTGGTAGGCACAGGTTTAGCAGTTGGAACTACTTATTTGATTGAAAGCATGAACAAAGAAGAAAGAACTGTTACTTTAGATAACAATGCAGAAACTACTATCAATGTGACAACAATCTTTACTGCTTTCTTTGTCAGTGGGATGTCAATAGATAGATTAGAAGGACATCACAATCAAGACAATGTAAGAGAAACTACAAAGTTTACACATGAACTAAATTTATTGAATGGTGGTCACTTACACGGAGGAAAAAACATTGCATTGTTACATCCGCAAGTTAATCAAACTAATGTAAATAACATAACAAGCATATTAGATTTCAAGTTGGAAGCAGAACATCCTATGTTGTATAATAGCGGAAATAGAGTTCACAGTTTATCGGGTTCAACTGATAGAATTGACAGATTAGGAAGTTATCAATCTCAATTTGGTTCTTCTAATTATAGGTTGATTAATTTAGAAAAGGGCAACTATAACAAGAGTAAGCATTTGATATTTGATTCGGATGACACTAGAATGTATGAAAATGAAACTAGTAAAATAAAATATTACTCTAGTGCGTATAGATATAATGCAGGGCAGTATGTTGATGGCATTCGCCAAGATAATATAATAGGAACAGATATAAGTCAAAGGAATTACATTGGTGAAGGTAATATAAGAACTGTTAGTGGTAATTCTGTAGTTACGATAGATGTCGAAAAATTTGTTTCGGGAAGCACTAATACTTTTTTTCATAATGTGTTTAGAGTTGGTCAAAAAATAGTTAGCCCTGATATTCCTAGTGACACTTTCGTTGGTGCAATTGTAGGATTTGGTCAAGCGGGTGATTTACTATTACAAATGAGACTTGTAGATTTAGATGGTAATGCTGTAAATGCAACATCCACTACTAATACTTCAGTAGCAACATTCTTCGAGTTTGACAACAAAAGAATATTAGAATCAAGGGGATTTTTACCTAGCACTGGTGATAGATTCTTTGAGCCAACTACACTAGAACAATGCACTGGCAATCCACATGGTTTAGAATTTTTTAGAAGGGGAGGAAAACCGACTACCTTTTTCACTCCCTTTGCTCACGATAAACTAACATTATACGAAAAGGCAGACTATCCTAACTTAAGAGGTTCCGCTAATAATAAAACTAGACACATAAACTCTCATCAGTATAGGGATAAATTTGAACAAATAGACCCTAAAGTTACTAGAATGTTTTTATTTAGTAATAGTGATTTATTGCCTTACTCTTCTACAAGAGAGGACAGTTTGTTAAACATAAACAAAAATAGAGATATAACGAAGTATTCTTTATTAACACTAGGAGAACTAAACCTTAGCACACACTCAGATTTGAAAGAAGCCTCTAGGGGAATAACAAATACAATAACTGCCTTTGATGACTCTTACAGACATCATAATATTCTTTCTGCTTTTGATGGAAAACAAATAAATAAACTAAGAAGATTCAGCGTTATGAGATTAACCGAATTAGTTGTGGATGTATTCTATAATCAATTTGACCCCGAAAACATACCGGAAAATACTAACAACATAGGGACTATAACCAACTATCCTAGACACAGAATTTTAGGCGTTAG